GCGGTGAATGTTCAAGAGGAGGACGACCCTTCGACCTTTGCCGGTGTTTGACACGGAGTGTTGAAGGGCGTGGTCGAAGAGGATCTCCTCCCGCGTGTCTTGGGGGTGGTCACCTGAAAAGGTGTGGAGGACGCTCTGTTCGTTTCCTTGCAACACGAGCTGGTACCGGAGTCGTATGTTCGTCTCCGCCCGGTGCGTCGGAAGCTGCATGGGACTCTCCATCACGGCGATGATTCCGGTGTCCTTCTCCACACACGGGATGTTGTCAACCAGGTCGTACAGTCCTGGGAAATCTTTCACCTTGTAGAAGTAGTAGTCTTCGTTCACCGGAAACCAAGAGTCGTCGTCGTGAAAGTAAATCTTCTTCGCCTCGGACTCCATCATGTAGAACTCTTCGCATATCTCATCAAAGTGTGCCTTGAGGAGCCACAAGCCGTTGTAATCCTCCACCTTGTAGGAGTGTTTGTGGAGAAACATGTCGAAGAAACAATTCCGGATGGCGACCACCGGGCGGAGGGGGCGGTTAAAGTACAACCGGTCCACGGGTGGTTTGTAGTAATCGATGAACACCATCGCGGTGATTCCAAAGATCAGCCAGAAAAAAAACATTTTTTTCTTTATATATCATATACAAAAAATGCCTGGCTCTATTTACACAGGAGGTGAGAAGTACGCGCCGAAGCCCACGGAAGAAGTCCCGACCATGGAGAAGCGCTTCCAACCGTCCAAGTTCCCACTCAATATGCAACAGTTGGTCGTCCTCGTACTCATCGGCATGACTGCGTTCTCTTACAAGAACTTGAACCGCAATGGATTGGTCATCTTGAGCGTGGCGATCTTGATTCTTCTTCTCAACCAAAGAAAGGAAGCATATTGCCCGGCGTGCACACTCATGTGAAAAAATTTAATTGATACACAGTAAGATGAGAGTTACACTCGCGAAGAGTCCAAACCCGGAAAAAAAATGGAGAGTCACGCTCCCCGGTGGAAAGAAGGTAGACTTTGGTGCGAGGGGGATGTCCGATTACACCAAACACGGAGATCGTGAAAGGATGAAACTGTACGTCAAGAGGCACGGAGGTGTGATGCCTCGTGGCGACAGAAGCATCCGCGAGCGGTGGAACGATCCGACCACCCCGGGTTTTTGGTCCAGGTGGTTGTTGTGGTCGAAGCCGAGTTTGTCCGGCGCGAAGGCTTTGATCCGTAAAAAGTTCGGGATCATTGTTTCTGGGAATAATTCGTGATGATGAGTTCTTTGTCGTCGTTGACTTTTTCCAAGTATTCCCCCAACACCTGCGACACCGTCTTTTTTTTGAACCCGTACACGGACCACACCTTGCTGTCACCGGCTTCGGAGGAGATCACCTCTTCCATCGCCTGCCAGAGTTTCCTAAATTCGTCAAACCCAGCGTTCGTGATGATCTGTCCATCACGAATTTTGTCGGCGAATTCCCTGACGATCTTGACGTACTTATCGGCTTGGTACACCCGAGCCACGTGAAGGTCGGTACCCGGTGTGAATCCAAGGGGGGTTGCCAAGAATACAGAAATTGCAGCGACGATACAAAAAAGGTACAGGTACTCCAGCATTTATATAATGTAAAGAAATTTAAAATATTTGTAATTACTAAATGAAAAGAAACTACGTCATTGGATTCGCAATCGTACTTTTCCTTTTAATTTTTTACACCTTCACTGGGAAAAATTTATTGAGTGCCTCCGAGGCGAGATCTAAGATCGCTTCGGGTGAGATCTCCGCAGTCGTCGACGTGCGCACGAGTTTGGAGTACTCCAACGGACACTATCCGGGTGCCGTGCACATCCCAGTGGGACAAATATCTGAAGAGACCACCTCTTCCCTCCCACCCAAGGGACTCTTGGTCTACTGCAACACGGGTCAACGCGCCAGATACGGTGCGAAGAAACTCGAAAAGTTGGGTTTCAAAAACGTCTACTACATTGCGTGCTCCCACACATGTCTGTCTTCGACCAACTCAAGTACCGCCTAAACCTCGGACGCATCAAGTACGGGCACGGTGTGCGCGTGAGCGACGACCCCCGGACGTGGGGCACGGTGAAGAATTCTTGGTTCGAGATGGCGAACGAGGAGTTTTTGGATGGGATCATCTACGTCGTGGCTGATTACATTCGAAATTGCGAAGATCCTAGAGCACCAGATTGCCCGGACGACAACGACCGCATAATACATTTCATTAATAATCCCTCATTAGTGCAGAGTGTGAAACACCGGAGAATTGTTCTTCTTCTGAAACAACTTATAGAAGATTGTTCATTTAATAACTAATAACCAAAATGTGCCGGTGCAAAAATGAAATCGCTTGGTTCGATGTCACGCAGTGTAAAAACTATTTGTCCCAACTGGAAGAGAAGTGGTACCTCACCCACGGTGGGTTGACGAATAAAAAACTGAACCGGTTGGGGTTCAAACAGTTCTTCCGGACGAGGGAGTTGGACGAAGACGGGCTCCCGCGCTACATCGACGATGACCTCGTCTACATCTCCTACGACGCCACGGTGGAAAACCTGCACGATCTGAGGACGAGGTTCAAACAAATACAGGCGTACACCACGGACGTGCGGGAACGGTGGAGACGTCTCCGGGAACAGGTCAGGGACGCGAAGAACAACGTGATGATTCAATCGAGGGCGAGACAACGAGTATAAAAATTCGAGGCGTACACTACCTAAAATGGAACACCTCGAGGAAGAATGCAAAAAAACGTATCGAAAAATTTTCAACTTGTTGAGAAAAGAGAATGAGATGCAAAAGATCGGGATCGACATGGGGAGGTACGTCGACGTTGAGATCCAAAAAATGCACGACACTTTTCTCGACAAGGTGCGACCGGGGAGAAGGCAGAGGATGATCAAAGACGCCCTCGTGGAGTTGGTGTTGGCAACGCTGATCCCGTTTGGAATCTGTATGTATCAAATATATGCACACCAGACCTAAAGTTGTAGTACAAAAGCATACAAATCGCATCCGCTATGTCGTGTTTCCGGTCGTAGGGAATCCCACCCTCGACGTGCCTTTCCGCTATGCTCTCCACCCGTTCCTTCCTCTGATCGTAGTCTAGGTGTCGCATCCCGAAGTGCGTGTGCATGCTCACCGGTGACACGAGCACGACCCGGTCGCGGAACATGTAGTGAAGGAGGGTCTGAATGTTTGTGAATCCACCGGGGGGTTGTCTCTCTATTAAAATTTTTTCCGCGGCGTCGAAGATGTACGCGTGGTCTTCGACGAAGAGGGGCACCAAGTCCGCGATCTCGTTCGTCGGTGCCACGTGTTTGTAATCCTCCAGGTTCACTTTCTTCACGAACTCGACGTGAATTTTCGGACCCTTCAGGGGACATTCGGCGAGGACGAGACCCATGTTGTTGTATCCGATATCAATGGAAAGTATCCTCATTACATTATTCTTATATTTCTCTTTTAACTATTCTTCTACTTCTTCTTTTTTAACGTCGTCGTCTTTGACGTCGATCTCCGTGACCCCGGCGTCCTTTAGTTGTTGGAACACCCGGAGCATGCCCTCCAACCGGTACATCTCCTTGGTGGTGTTCTCGAGGGCGGCGAAGGTGCGTTGAATATTGTCTTCGATGTTGAACTTTCCCATTTTCGTGTAACTTACCATCGACTCAAATCTTTAAACTTTTTCTGGACACATACTAGAGATGATGGACTACGATCGCCTAAAAGCCCAGGCAAAAAAACAAAAAATCCGGGTGACCAAGAACGTCTCCGGGAAGAGGGTGCCCCTCACGGAGAAGGAACTGAGGGCTGCCCTTCGCACGAACTACGACTCCGCCATGGAGAACAGTTTCAGTAACATCGAAAACAACGCGAAGAGCGCGGTGCGTGAATTCAAGAAGAACGGAAACGTCTTCTACAACGCCAAGAACGAACTAAACAACGTCTTCTTCAACGCCAGCAACACCGCGTTTGAACTCCGCGACGAAGCCAAGAACGCGATCGACCTCAAGTTCAAGACCAAGTTGATCAATAACGCGTACCCGGAAAAAAACAAAAAACTCAAAGAGTCCGCGGTGAGATTCGCCACTAAAATCAGAAACATGGTGATGAATAAAAACTTACCAAAGGCGGTGGCGACCTTGACGATGTTGTTGCAGGTGGTCTACCTCCACCAAAATCCTAGGTTCATGAACAACCAAATCAACCAATTCGGACGGGTCCCTTTCCTCCGTGCCATCTTCCGGAAGGGTGACGGTCTGTTCGCCCGCTCGTTGAGTGCGTTCGGTGCGAGCCCGACGGAGGCGCAAGCCATCTACGAGACCGTCATGGCGACCATCCCCGGTAACGCCTACGACCGCTCCGTGGCGGGGGTGTTCACCACCTACCTCACCATGGTCGTCCTCTCGCTGATCTCTATGCTCCCGTGGGAATCCACCCGGGGGATCTCCTTCGCCGTCTTAAAGTTCATCTTCCGGCAACTCGAACTTTTGTTCCCGTCGGTGGCGAAGACGGTCTTCAAGGTGGTGGTCGAGAGGAAGCGCACGTCCGTGGAGCGAGGGAAGTCCATCGTGAAGACGGTGTCACTCACGAAGACTCTCCTTCCACTCATCGTGCAATTGGCTTTAAAGAGTTGAGTCGAAAACAAAGTAATGATGATGAAATCCACACTCGTCGATTTGAGACTGACCCTCTCCGGAATCAGAAACGATCTGAGACTGGCATTTTTCAGACATAAAGGGGGTGGACAATGTTCCAAATCGGGGAGAGAATACGAGAAGCGGTGTTGGGCGAACGTGCGCGACCACCCGACGTCGACGCGCCTGTCCGGTGGGTCCGGGCACGGAAACGACCTACTGTTCGAGTGGGGGGACGTCGAGGTGAAGAAGGCGTTCGCCCCTGACTGGGGACAGGAAAAGTTGAAATGGACGAACGGGGGGTGGTCCGGAAAGTTTCCGGGGTTGGACGCGATTCGCATCCCGGAACTCCCACCGGGGCTCACGAAGGAGGCGCTGGCGACCCTGCGCGAGGACAACCCGGATTACCGCGATCAGTACATCGACGTCGACGACACGTGCATCCAAAAGTACTACCGGGCGAAGGGAAACTACTACATACAGATCAGCGATGGGTTCGGGTTGTACCACCTCGGTGAAGACGTCTACGATCTGGGCGTACCCGAGTTCACGGTGAAACAGAAGATGCGCGTTCGGGTCAAGTACCACAGCGCCAAAAACTTTTCGGTGACGTGTGCGTTCCAACCGGTAAACATCCGGAAGATGCCCCGGAGTCCGTATTCCCTGGACGACATCGACCGGTTGCCACCTAAATTAAAGGTTTCCCACGAGAGTACATTTAAGAAGGATGAAATCGCCCCTTCGGTATCCTGGTGGAAAGACGAGGGCGTGTAAGATTTTAGATGACATCGTCCGGGAACGTGGTTTAGACACCGCCCGGGTGGTGTCACCGTTTTTCGGGGGTGGGTCCTTCGAGTTTCACATGCACGAGAGGCACGGATCAAAACTCGTCGTCAACGACAAGTTCACCCCGCTCTATACTTTTTGGTCTCAGTGTAAGACGAACAAATCCAAACTCTGTGGGGAACTCAAAAAATTGTTGAACACGGTGACCAAGGAAACTTTCCACTCTTTCCGGAAAAAAATTGTGGAGGAGACGGACGCCCTCGCCAAGGCGGTGTATTTTTTCGTCATCAACCGGTGTTCGTTCAGCGGTGCCACCCTCTCCGGTGGCTTTTCCGAGGAGTCCTCGAAGAAGAGGTTCACATCCACGAGCGTGGACAAGGTGGAAAAGTTAGACCTCTCCGACGTGGACCTTCACAACGAAGACTTTGCGGATTTCTTGGAGACCCACGGCGCCGGGGACGGGTTCATCTTCGCCGACCCACCGTACTACTTGGAGAAGAACTCCAAACTGTACGGCACCTCCGGGGACATGCACGAGACCTTCGACCACGAAAAACTGGCGGAGTGTCTCCGGAAGACCGAGATGCGGTGGTTGCTCACGTACAACGACTGCGAGCGCATCCGGGAACTGTACGAGGATTTCACCATATTAGAGACGTCTTGGTCCTACGGCATGAATTCGAGTAAAAAATCTAGCGAAATTGTAATCGTGTCTTAAAAGTGAAACTCCATGTCTAGGTAAGATGCTGTCTCGCTCTGGGTACCTCGTGGACGCGTGCCCGGAAATCGCCGACATAAAGAAAGAACTCACAGTTCGTCCCATAGTGAACAATGAGTTCGGGTTTCCTCCACCGCCTTTCAAAGTATTTAGAAAAACTAAGAATGGAATCTGCGTTCCAAGATACTACGGAAGTGGTCGACTTGGAGAACCCACTGGTGACCGGCGACCCGCACCCGCCCGAGCCAATTTGCGATTCGCCGGAACCCTTCGAGACTCCACCCACCAAAATGAGGCGCTTGCGAAGGCTGTGTCAGCGGGTCACGGAGTCCTTTCGCTCCCGTGCGGGTACGGGAAGACCACCGTGGCGTTGGCGATCGCGTGTGAGTTGGGATACCGCACCATGATCATCGTCCACAAAGAGTTTTTAGCCAACCAGTGGGAGGAGAGAATCCATCAGTTTTGTCCGGGTGCCAAGGTGGGGAGGGTGCAGCAAAAGAAGATGGAGATCGAGGGGTGCGACTTCGTCATCGCCATGCTCCAATCCCTCTCCCTCAAGGAGTACGACTTCGGGGATTTCGATTCCGTGGGCACGGTGATCGTGGACGAGGCGCACCACATCTGTGCCAAGGTGTTCAGCCAGAGTCTGTTCAAGATGTGTCCGAAGCACATCTACGGTCTCTCGGCGACCCCGGAGAGGAAAGACGGGCTCACGAAGGTCCTTCACTGGTTCATGGGTCCCACTTTTTTCGCCGTGGAGAGGAAAAACCAAGACGGGGTGGAGGTCTTCCCGGTGGTGTACGAACACGACATGTTCCGGAATCCCCCTCCGTGCATGCGAAACGGGAAAATTTCCCTCCCGAACATGGTGACCTGTCTGGTGGAATTGAGGGACCGGAACCAGATGTTGGTGAAACTCATCAAGAAAGCCTCGGCGGGGACCCGGCGGTTGTTGGTGTTGAGCGAACGCCGTGGACACTGTGAGATGTTGCACCAGTGTTTCCCGAAGTCTTCCGGGTTGTACATGGGTGGGATGAAGAGGCAGGACCTCGAGGAGTCTTCGACGAAAAAAATCATCTTCGCCACTTTTTCACAAGCCCACGAGGGGTTGGACATTCCAGCCCTGGACACGGTCATCCTCGCCTCCCCAAAGTCGGACATCGTGCAGAGCATCGGTCGGGTCATGCGAGAGACCGCCGGAAAACAAAACAACCCCCACATTTACGACATCAAAGACGAGTGGAGCATCTTCACGGCGATGTACTACAAGAGGCTCAAGGTGTACAAGGCGGGTGGGTTCAAGATTTACGGTAAGGAGGCTGTTGAGAAGACCGAGGAGTTACCGGGTGGATTTCTATTTAAAATTTAAATGTGACTTATTGTAATAGGAATGTCTTCGAGTGGAGCCATCGTTTCCTTAGTGAGCAAGGGCGTTCAGGACGCGTACCTGAACAGCGACCAGTTAGACTCGTCCCTGTGGCGCACGAAATTTAAGCGTCACACCAACTTTGCCCAAGCCCCGAAATTGATCAAGACGATCAACGACAATGACACGAACATCGTCATCCCGGTGTGGGGGGACATGGTCAACGCGGTGTGGTTCGAGGGACCGTCAGCGGCGACCAAGTTTTTCGTCGGGAGCACCATCGACCTCTACATCGGTGGGGTCAAGGTGGACAGCCAACCGTACGAGTACCTCACGGACATCTACAACACCTACCTCGCCGACACGTGGACCAAGTCCCAACACATCAACAACAAGGTGTCTCAAACCACGGAAGGATTCGTGCCCATGCACTTTTTCTTCTGCGACGGCGGCGCCGCGTTCCCGATCTGCGCCCTCGCCTTCCACCAAGTGGAGATCCGGATCACCCTCGACCAGGAGTACGTGTCCACCCTCACGAGCGCGCAAAGAAACATCAAATGTTACGCGAATTTCATCTATCTCGACACCACCGAGCGAGAAGACCTCATCAACCGACCGATGGATTTCATCGTGAGTCAATTGCAAACGCTGTCCACCGGGCTCGACTACGTCTCCGACAACAGCGCGGGCGGTGGCGGGGACAACGCCGTGGACATCGGACAGTTCAATCACCCGGTCCGGTCGATCTTCTGGGGCGTTCGCGCGCTCCAAGAGGACGACGTCAACGACCGGTTCACCTTCCGGGAAGCGGACATCATGCTCAACGGACAGGTCGTCCTGGAAAACATGTCCCCGATGTATTTCCACACCATCCAAAACTACTACAGCAGCAGGTACGGGGTCATCCAATACGACGAGTCCTCCCAGGTCCCATTCTACACCCGGTACTACGCGTACCACTTCTGTACGAAACCGGACCAGTACGTGAACTCCGGGTCTGTGAACTTTTCGAGACTTGATTCAGCCCGACTCAATCTGAGAGGGGTCGAACTCGGGGACGAGCGCGTGGATGCGAACGCCATCGCCGCAGCCGGGGTCACGGTCAAGGCGAACGACAACGACCTTCGGGTGTTCGCCCTGTCGTGGAACGTTCTCCACATCGAGGGTGGTCTCGCCGGACTCAAGTTTGGCGCGTAACTGGTAATTATCTTTTTCTAATTATTAAGTAGAGATGCCTATCATCGGTAACACGGGTAAGTTCGATCAGATCTACCTCGCTCGTCTCGACCCACAGAACGTGGAGAACGAGGTGCGAACGATCGAAAATATCTTCACCGGTGATCTCGAGGCAAGTAATGTGTTCACCTCGAACATCGGTCTCGCCGGGGCACTGGATCCGACACACAACTTCGAGATGGGTTCGAACTTGTTCATGGATGACTTGAGGACGGACCAAATTGCTCTCGAAGTGAAGAAGCGCACGAAACTTCACGACGTGTTGTTCGTTCCACAGATAGCCATCAACAACGACGCCCCCCAATACGCCATAGACGTCTTCAACACCACCGGAAGTCGCGTCTTTTTCGTGGACGTCAACAACCCGACGAGCCCGGTGAACGTCACCGGAGGGGTGGCGATGAGCAAACTCACGGCGACGTCCGCGACGATTGGTTCCGGGTTGCGAACGGTCGTCATCGATCCCACCGATAACGACAACATGATGACCGTGAGCGGGAACCTGATCGCGTCCAAGGTGACCGCCATCGACGGTCTCTCGTTCGGTTCGAACATCGAGTTGAACGATACTGGGGCGACGGTGATGGCGCTCACCGGGAACGTGCAGATGGTGGATTCCCTCGTGGAGATTAGCGGGAACGTGAAGATCACAGGGAACTTGGAGATTACCGATTACGCGACGTACACGCAACCGACGAATCTCGCGGTGGAGAATCCGGTGATTCAAGTCGGTGTCGGGGCGACGAATTTGCAAGACACGGCG